TAAAGATGCTTAACTTTGCAAACAATCAAGAAAAACCAGTACTTCTAGTTTTTATTTCCCAACTCCGAAATAATATTGGTGCTATGTTTGCAAGCCATATGCCAACTGGAGGTCTTGCTACAAAATTTTTTAGCAGCACAATTGTAAAACTTTGGTCAAGTGATTCTGACAATCAGGCAATCAAGGGCAAGATAGCTTCTGGAGATAAGTTGATTGAATCTAAAATTGGTCGTGTAGTTAATTGGCATATTGATTTTAATAAGACTGGTCCAGCATTTGTTGCAGGTTCCTACGACTTCTACTTTGATGGAGATGGTGTCTTAGGAATAGATAAGGTTGCAGACCTAGTTGATACTGCAGAACTTGTTGGTGCAATTCAAAAGGGTGGTGCTTGGTACACTATAGGGGAAGAAAGATTCCAGGGTAGAGCAAAAGTTATTGATTGGCTAAAGGAAGATCCAAAGAGAGTAGCAGACCTAGAGGCAAAGATAAATGTATAAAGCATTTTCTGAGTATAGAGGAAAATTTTCTTGTCACTCATGCAAACAATTAGTTTTAATTGCAAGATTTTATAGTGAAGATATGAAACTAACTTGGCTTTGTTCAAATAGACATATGTCTGAAGTTATTTTTACAAGGGGGAATTGATGAGCGAACGTGCAGAACTTAAAAGAGCTGGTCTTAAAGCTCATAAAAATTCTGGAAGAGGTGCTGTAAAGGCTGATGGAAGTGATGACGAATTTGTTGTTGATGTAAAAGAGTACAGTAAAAGTTTTTCTATTAGTCAAGACAACTGGGCTAAAATTGTTACTGACACTTTAAAGGTTGACAGATCTAAAAACCCAGCCCTTATGCTTGTTATTGGTGAGGGAAATAAGAAAGTTAGACTTGCCGTAATTGAATGGGAAGTCTTTGAAGAATTGAGGAATAATGGAAACAACAGTTGATTTATTAAATCAGGTAAATGGGTTTAATGAAATATCGGAACACATGCAAGATGAGGAGTTAACACAAACTTTAGTGTTAATTGCTAAATTAATTTCTAAGCCAGACGTTCCAGCATCGGTTGGTGTTGAACTAATTGTAAAGCTACAAGCATATTCTGCTAAATTTGCAATGCTCGCTTCCTGGTATACTAATGTTAAGAAAGATGAACGAGCAAAGAAAAATATATACTATTCAGCTAAAGAAGCAACGGATAGACTAGTGGATGCATTAAAATATGCAGTTAGGATTAACAATGGCTAAAAGCCTTATTAACAAGTTGGTTGAAAAACCAAAAAAGAGTGAAGAGAATTTAATTGATAGTCAAGCAATTGTTGACAAGATTAAAGAAGGATATGCTCTGCAAAGAAAAGCATCTTTTAAAAAGAGAGATAGCTTTACCCCGTCAACACTAACGTATGGTGCAGGTAAGTGTCCTAGATTTTGGTACTTATGGTTTGAAGGAAATGAGTCTGATGTAAAAACAGACTGGTACTCAGTTGCAAATATGGATAGCGGTACTGATCGTCATGGTCGTATTGAAAAGGCTATGGAGTCTGCTGGTATTCTAGTAACCAATGAAGAGCGTTTATCTTATATAGACCCACCTATTTCTGGTAGAACAGATGCAATTATTAAGTGGAATGATATGGATATTCTTACTGAAATTAAAACACTTAACGAAGATTCTTTTCATTATCTAAATGTCAAGGGAGAAGCAAGAAAATACCATGTTGAACAACTTCTAATCTATATGAAGATTCTTAAGAAGAGTTTTGCATTCCTTGTTTATGAATCAAAGAATAGTCACGAACTTTCTTTGTTCCCTATCAAACTAACTGATCACTACAAGAATTTTATTAATTACTTTTTTGATTGGATGAGAGAAGTAAAGAAGGCATCTGATGACGGTCTTCTTCCTGAAAATCCTTACCGTTCAAACTCTAAAGTTTGTAAGGGTTGTGATTTCGAAACAGTATGTCGCACAAAACCAAAGGGTGATATTAAAATAGCACCAAGGAAAGATCTTGAGTAAATTTTGTAAACTATGCGATAATCATTTTGAAAGCAATAATAAGAATCAAATTTATTGCTCACCTGAGTGCAGGGCAACTGCAACAAAGGAAAAGATTATGCAAAGATACAAGGTTTCAAAGGTTAAGTCTCGTGCTACAAAGTCAAGAAAATGTGCTGGTGGGTGTGGTATAGAAATTAGTATTTATAATGATATTGGATTTTGTAATAGCTGTATGATGAGTAAAAGAAAGCTTGACCAAACTTTAAAAGATATAAAAGGATTTTTTGATTATGACCAAACCTAGTTGGAAAGATATTGGAAAGCCAAAAAGATTTATCTCTATAGATGCTTCTTCTACTTCTGCTGCCTTTGCAATATTTGAAAATGATAAGTTAGTAAAATTTGGAAAGATTAATTTTACTGGAAATGATCATTATAAAAAAGCTGGAGATGCTTGTAAAAAACTTACTCCACTTTTTAAAGATTTTAATGTTGAGGTAGTTGTAATCGAAAATACTATTTTTGCAAACTCTCCAAAAACATCAATGCAGTTAGCCCTTGCACAAGGGGCTATTGTTAGTGCAGCATATATCAATGGCGTAAAAGATATCTATCCTTGCGTACCAGTTGCTTGGCAGAACTGGATTGGCAACAAGGTTCTAACAAAAGAAGAAAAGGTTGAACTAAGAAAGCAAACTCCTGGAAAGTCAGAGTCTTGGTACAAAAGCAAGGAAAGAGAGTTCAGAAAGAATAGAACTATTAGACTTGTTAATATAGAATTTATGACTGATGTAAGTGACAACGATGTTGCAGACGCTATTGCTATTGGATGGTATGCAACAAATAATTGGAATAAGATAAGTAAACTTGACTTATAAAGGATATAATGATATTATGAAAATGTACACTAATGAAAATTGGTTAAGAAAAAGATTCTTGCTAGATAAAAAATCTCCAGAAGATATTGCAAAAGAGTGTGGGGTTTCTGTTGAAACTATCTATGTGTATCTTGGTAAATTTGGATTAAGAAAGAGTAGAAGAAAATAATGGCTGAATATCCCTCAGAAGCATTCTTTGTAAATAAGAATGAAGACAAGATTAAAAAGATTCTTGAACTCTCTAAAGCTGCACCAGCTGGATATAGTATTCTTGCTGCCTGTCTAGAAATTACAGAAATGTTACTAGAAAAGAATGTAGCATATGGAAACTCTGCACTTAATCCCATTCGCATCTTTAGTGATGCAGATGACTTTGAGCAACTTAATGTTCGTATTGATGATAAGTTAAATAGAATTAAAAATAAAAAGCTGTATGCAGGAGATAATGATGAAGATGATCTTATTGGATACCTATTACTAAAGAAGGCTAAAAAGCGTGGCTAAAAGAAAGATAGTTTACTTAGATCGTTTTGAAAGAAAGTTTTCAATGGTTACTGATACTGGTCACGAAGTCAATAAAGGTGATCTAATTAAGATTGTTGGAGAGCATGGGGCTACCTTTAAGTTTCAATGTCTAGTAAAAAACCCTGAGAATGGTGTAGAATGGATAGACTGCTTTCAAATGCTGAAGGATACATCTGGACCAACTAGGTCTTTTTATCCTGATAGAGTTAAGGCAGTAAAGAAGAGAGGTAAGCGTGTCAAGCGAAGCAGCGTTAGTTAATCATTTAGACCTTGTAAACAAGGTTGCATCAGAGTACCTAAAAGGATCTGATGCTTCAGAGATTTCAAAAATACTAAACATTCCAAGAGTAAAAGTTACTGAGCTTCTTACTGACTGGAGAGTTATGGCTGCCAACAATCAGGCAATCCATGCTCGTGCAAAAGAAGCCCTTGCTGGTGCAGACCAACATTTTTCATCTTTAATTAAAAAAGCATATGAAGTTATTGACTCTGCAGATACCACTGCAAACTTAACCGCTAAGACAACATCTATTAAGCTTATTGCTGATATTGAAAGTAAGAGACTTGAGATGTTGCAAAAAGCAGGTCTGCTTGATAATCAAGAACTTGCTGATGAACTTTTAGAAACAGAAAGAAAGCAAGAAATTCTTATTTCAATTCTTAAAGAAGTAACTTCATCCTGTGAATCTTGTAGACCAAAAGTTTTGACAAAACTTTCTCAAGTTAATGAGGGTGGGGTAGTTTTAATTGACAATTGATATTAGTGACTTTATGGAGGCTCTTGATGAGTCACCATTTTCAGAAACCCCAGTTGACGTTGTAACATTTGTTACAGGTGAAAAATATTTAAACCAGCCAGACTTGTCAGAGTATCAATATACTCTTGTAGAATGCATGAGCCAAATCTATCAAGAAAAAGACATCATTAGATATATGGGTGAAGAAGCTGGTAAAGAACATTATAAAAAATATACTAAAAGTGAAATCATTATGCAGCTTGGAAAAGGCAGCGGAAAAGATTATACTTCTACCGTTGGATGTTCATACTTAGTTTATAAACTACTATGTTTAAAAGATCCTTCAAGATATTTTGGTAAGCCATCTAATGATGCTATTGATATTATGAACGTTGCTATCAATGCTCAACAGGCTAAGAATGTTTTCTTCAAAGGATTTAGAAGTAAGATAGAAGGATCTCCGTGGTTTGCAGGAAAGTTTTCTCCACCAAAGATTGATAGCATTGAATTTGATAAAGCAATTACTGTGTACTCTGGTCACTCTGAAAGAGAATCTGCTGAAGGCTTGAACTTAATGCTGGCAATTCTTGATGAGATCTCTGGCTTTGCAATGGAGTCTGCAAGTGGAAACGATCACGCTAAGACTGCTGACAATATTTATAAAGCATTCCGTGGATCTGTTGACTCTCGCTTTCCAGACTTTGGAAAGGTAGTTCTTCTTTCATTCCCTCGTTTTAAAGGTGACTTTATTTCAACAAGGTACGAAGATGTTATTGCAGAAAAAGAAACCATCGTAAGATCGCATGAGTTTATTTTAAATCCAGCACTGTCAGAAGATGACCCACAAAATAAATTTACTGTAGAGTGGGATGAAGACCACATCAACTCATATAAGCTTCCTGGAGTCTTTGCACTTAAAAGACCAACTTGGGAGATTAATCCTACAAGAAAAATTGAAGATTTTAAATTAGCTTTCTTTACAGATATGCCAGATGCACTAATGCGTTTTGCCTGTATGCCAACCACCTCCTCTGACGCTTTCTTTAAAAATAGAGAAAAACTTGGAATGGCATTTAAAAAGCACAACCCTATTGATGTTTCTAAAAGAGTAGAGGAATCATTTCAGCCAGACCCAGATACAACATACTATGTCCACGCTGACCTTGCACAAAAGCATGATAAGTGTGCTGTATCTATTGCCCACATTGATAAGTGGGTAAGTCTGCAATCATTTAATGACTACCAGCAGATTGTTCCATTTGTTGTGGTTGATGCAATTGTTTACTGGGAGCCTAAAAAAGAAGGTCCAGTAGATTTATCAGAAGTAAAGAATTGGATTATTAATTTAAGAAGGCTTGGTTTTAACTTAGGGCTCGTAACCTTTGACCGTTGGAACTCTTTTGATATTCAAAGAGATTTAAGTAGTGTTGGAATTAAAACAGAAACTCTTTCAGTAGCTAAAAAACATTATGAAGATCTTTCTATGCTTGTTTATGAAGAAAGAATAGTTTTACCTCAAATAGATTTATTACTTGAGGAGATGCAGGAACTTAGAATTATGAATAATAATAGAGTAGACCACCCAAGAAAAAAGTCTAAGGACCTTGCAGATGCTATGTGTGGCTCTGTATATAATGCAATTAGTCACACAAGAAGAGAAAAAATTCAGGAAGTAGAAATTCATACCTACCAGTCTCGTCCAAAAGTTGACAAGGATGATGAAAAGATGATAAAATCTAAGCCTGAGATGACGGAAGATATTAAAGAATATCTTATGAATTTTAATTTAATTTAGTAGAAAATGGATCTAAGTTTATGAAAGAATATTTAGCAAATAATGACATTTGCTTTGATGATATCTTAATGGTTCCACAATATTCGGAAGTAATAAGTAGAACATCGGTAGATTTAAAAATGCCCATTGGTGGCGATACCTGGCTAGATTTTCCAGTAATTGCATCCCCAATGGATACGGTATGTGAAAAAGATATGGCTATTGCAATTGCTGAAGCTGGTGGAATTGGTATCATTCACAGATTTATGTCTTTAAAAAATCAAATAAAGATGGTTAAAGAAGTAAATAATTACAACAATCTCAACCTGCCCGTTGGTGCAGCACTGTCAAGTACATTCCTTGAAGAACAGGTAGAAAAACTAATCTCTGCTGGAGTGTCTATGCTTTTAATTGACACTGCAAATGGTCATAGTAAAATGGCAATTGATGCAACAATAAGGTTAAAGAATCTTGTTGGAGACAGTGTTCATATTATGTCTGGAAATGTTGCAACAGCAGAAGGATATGTTGCCTTGGATGCTGCAGGTGCTGATTCTATTAGAGTTGGCATTGGTGGCGGTAGTATGTGCACAACAAGGATAGTATCTGGTCACGGTATTCCAACACTATCTTCAATTATAAACGTGCGAGAGACTAAAGATAAGTTTGGCTTAAATGCTGCTATTGTAGCAGATGGTGGAATTAGAAATACTGGAGATATGATTAAGGCATTTGCAGCAGGAGCAGACTCTGTAATGCTTGGCTCAATGTTGGCTGGTACTGATGAATCTCCAGGATCTTTGCATTTTAAAGGTGATAAAAAATTTAAAGCATTTAGAGGAATGGCAAGTAAAGAGGCTAACAAGGATAAAGACATTGCAGTTGCAGAAGGAGTATCTACAATGATTCCATATAAAGGATCTGTGAAAGATATTTTTAAAGATATTAAAGGCGGTATTGGAAGTGGATGCTCTTATACTGGAGTAGACTTTCTTTGTAATTTATATCAAGAATCTATGTACATAAGGGTGTCACCATTAACTGTAAAGGAGTCGTTGCCCCATGGAAGATAATGAAGAAATGAGTAGCGAAGAGTTATCAGAGATGATTGAGTACTTAATTGAAATAGGTGCTATGGAAATTATGGGGTATGATTCTATA